CGCTCAACCCGCTGCTTGAGATGGCGCTTCTCCAGCGCGTGACGCAGCACGTGGCAAGCCGCGGCGATGACACGGTGGCGCTCCCGAGCGACTACTGGGATCGCGTGTGCGGCATGATGGGGAAGGGCATTGGCTGATGCCTGGACACGTTCCATCCGGAATGTTGCGCCTCGCCATGACGGCGCAGAACCCCGTCCGCACGGTCGATGACTTCGGCCAGGCGTCGGAGTCCTGGGTGAATGTCGCGGTCCTGCATTGCCATATTGAGGTCGCATCCACCAACGAAACGATAGGTGACCGAGGCCCGGAAGTCCGCACGGATTGGCGGATCCTCGCGAGCTTCCATCCGTCCGTAAACACCCGTAGCCGATTGCTGTTCAACGACCACGGCACGCAGCGCACCTTCAACGTGCGGGCGTGCTGGGACCGCGACCAGCGCCGTCGGCGCCTGGAGATCGAAGCCACGGAGGTGCTGCCGTGAATACAACCACCAACGTCAAGGTCTACGTCGACGACAAGGAAGTGCGGAGGACTCTTGGCTTGCTGTCGGTTTCTCTTGGCGAGCGTGTCCGCAAGAAGGGCGCTCGAAAGGCGCTCGGTACGGTCAGGAACAAGCTGCAAGCTCTTTGGCTTTCGGCCATGTATCGCGGCAAGTCACCGCATCGAAAGGCCATTGCCAAGGCAACCAAGGTTGACGTACGACGCAATGGCAAGACACCTGGTAGCCCGATCATTGCCGAGGTCGGCGTCGTGTACGGAGCCAAGGGCGGAAAGGGTGCCAAGGGACGGCAGCGTATTTGGCACTTGCTGGAGCACGGGTTCCGTTCGCATGGTTCATCCAACGTGTACTCGAACGCGCCGACAAATCTTCGGGAAGCGGTCCGTGAGCGTCGATCGTGGATCCAGGCCAAGCGCAAGGAAATCTTCGCCACGATCAAGGGTGGCAAGTTTGAGGCCAAGCGCGCTCGGTCCAAAGCCATGAAAGAGATGTACGCAGCTGCTCGTGAGCAGTGGGCAGATGTCGCGACCTACCAAGGTCAAAAGCGCGAGACAATCGAACGGTCGAAGGCTGCTGGATCCGGTCGCATGATTGCCGGATCAAAACGGTCTACTCGATTCATTGCCGCAAATTTTCAGGCCATTATGAACGACATTTCGGCATCGGTACTTGCCGAGGCAAAAGAGGTCCTTGGAGGTCGCAATGTCTCTTGAGAACATCTGCCGAGCAGTAAAGGCCACGCTCGACGGCGCCGGTTACCCGGTGTCGGTCGGTATGCGAAATGCCGGGACCGCCACGCCGTGCATCGTGTACGAGATCAACAGCGCCACCTGCGATATGCGGATGTCCGGCCCAACCGGCTTGCAGCATTGGACCGTGGAACTTGAGATCGCTTGCGTTGCAGACACGGTCGAAGCGGTGGCGCAGATGGTGGATTCCGTCCGTGCTGAATGGCAGTCCGGACCCGTCAACAATACGACTTACGACTGCTCGCTCGTCATGGGATCGTTTGCGGTGGCGTTCACCGCCGAAACTCCGGACGACGGCCAGCAGGATGCAGAACGAATCGGCACGATCAGCATGACGCTGCTCGTCCAGGAGGATTAATATGGCACTCATCGCAGGCTACGGCGGCACAGTCACGCTGAACTTCCAGAGCAGCTCGGCAGTCACGTTCCCCGTCCGAAACATCGCAATCAACTTCGAGCGGTCGAGCATCGACACGACGCAGCTCTCTGATTTCCGCGAGAAGCGTTCGCCCGGGCGCGTTCGCCGCACGGTGACGTTCGACATGATGGCGCAGAACAGCAGCTCGGATGACGCGTTGAGGCTGCACATGTTCCCGACCACGCTGGCCGAGGCTGTTGGGCGCAGCGTGCAATTGTTGTTTACCGACCAAGGCGCGATTGCATACACCATCACCGGGCACCTGACCTCGGCGTCCCGTTCCGATGACGGAACCGGCCCGGGGATGTGGTCTCTCACCTTGGAAGAAGCCTGATGCCATTTGACCTCACGAAGATCGCCGCTCGCCAGCGCACCGTCGACATCGACGGCGTCGGCCCGGTTGTGTTCCGCGAGCCGACGCTGGCGGACTACACGCGGTCCCAGGTCGACCCGTATTGGTGGGGATCTTGCATCTCCTGCCCGGACGGATCGCCTTTCGTGGTGTCAAACGCCGATCTCGGCACGGTGCGCGCTGACGTGGCGGGGCGCCTCCTGGAGGAGGTCAACCGGCCACGCCCTACGGAGCCGGCACCCGCCGGCTGTGGAGAATTGCCAGCCCGGAGCAACGCATGATGATGCCCGTCGCCCTGGCACGGCTTGAGATGACCACCGAGGAACGGTGCGAGCACCTCCTCGGGGTGATCGCTTGCACCCTGACCGGGAAGCGCCCGCATGAGTTCATGCCGTGGGTTCGCTCCGGCCTAGACGAGTTTGCACGGGAGGTGGGCCGTGGCTGACAAATCGATGAAGGCAGTCATCCGGGCCGAGGTCGACCCGTCCGGCGTGGTAAAGGGCGTAGCCGCAGCGAACCGCGAGCTTCAGAAGCTCAACGCCACTAGCGCCAAGGCGGCGCTGGCGAGCGGCATCAGCGCCACGATTGACGCCGGGCAGGTGGCCTTCGGTGCCATCCGTTCCGCAGTCACCGCCCTGGACAAGCGGGCCGATGACCTGACCAAGATCACGACGACGTTTAACGTGGATGCAGCAAATGCTGCAACGCAGTCGGAGATCGAGAAGTACGCCAGGAACAAGCGGATCGCCGACGCGCTAGCGCCTGGCGTCATTCAGGGCATCAAGAATCAGGACATCATCGCCAACCGCGAAGCCGCGTCCATCGTGGCAAACGGCGCCGCAATCGGGCAGGGCATCGCCAACATCCAAGGCATTTCGGCAGGGGCACAAGCCGCCGGAAATCAAGCGCTGGACGTGGGACTTCAGGGCGCTGGGTCAACCACGCTCGACGAGATCCGCAACATGCTTAGCAAGTGGTCTGGCTGGATGCGAGGGCAACCGTAATGGGAACGTGGTCATACATCGAAGTGGCAGACAGCAGGATCTACGGGCGCACGTCGCCCGGCAACGAGCATTCGGTAGACCTCGTCTACCAAGTGACTTGGACGCCAGCGAACGGCGCCGACACCTACCCCGGCGACAGCGGCATCTTTACCAGCGGCATTCCGCTGGTGCGGCAGCGCCTCCCGGCGGGTGTCTACGGCAGCGACAGCTTCCTGAAGACCTACGTTTGCCGTTCCGTCGAGAGCGCACCGGTGCGCGAGGGCACTTTTGTGTTTCGCGTCACGTGCCGCTTCGGCTCGTTCGGGCCAACGGGCGATTTCGGCTATTGCCAGGTGACGCGGTCAAGCTCGATTCGCCAGGCGCAGATGTGGCGCATGGGCGCGGCTTTCCCGAGCAACTACGACGCTGCATGGCCCGTGTCGGCTGACATCGGCGGAGACAAGGTCGACCTGCGTGGCAATCCAAAGACCTACGAGGTGCCGCAGCAGAACATCACGGTAGAGGTACTGTGGGACCGTACCGCCATTGTTGGAGGTTCAGCTCAAGGCGAGCCGCCGTGGTCGACGTGGTCCGGCTACGTCGGCCAGCGCAACAGCGCCGCGTTCCTCGGCGCTGATATTGGGCAGCTGCTCTACCGAGGCTTTCAAGCTGCACCGCTCCAGGAGTGGTACAAGATTCAGCACAACTTCGTATGGGACGCGTGGGGGCACCTTGAGCAGTTTGGCATCCCGCTGCCGACCGGAATGCCCCAATGCACCAGCGGTACCAGCGTGCTCGGCGTGACCATTCTCCAGGCTGACAAGATCGGCTGGATGCAGAAGTACCCGACCAAGAGCGCCATTTCCGACGTTCTCAACGCCCCGCAGCTGTCTGAACTCACAAGCCCTGTCCCTGCGTTCCCCTAATGGCCTACAGCGCGCCCAACTTCACGCAGGGACTGCCGGGCGGTGCAAACCGCGTGGTGCTGCGCGATTGGACGCAGAGCGCGAGCACGGTCGGCGCCAACATGGACGGCATCATGTGGGCGACGGCCAACGTCAACGCGCCGCAGTACTCGACCTCGGCTTTGTGCGAGATCGTGTCGGCGGCGCTCATCAGCGGCGCATCCAACCGGTGGACGTACACCATCAAAATCTGGCACCCGACGCCGCTGACCGGGTCCGGCGTGACCGTTCCCCGGGACTACACTTTCGACTACACGAACTGCATCAACCTCCGGGAGTGGCACAACACCTCGACCATCGTCGATGGCATGGACATCACCAGCCCGCCGTCGACCATCGGCCCGGTCGGTAGCCGGTACACGTCCGGCGCCTGGACGACTACGGAGCTGCTCGCCAAGGTCGAGGTGCACGTGGCCTACAACACCGCTGGCGGGGCGTTTGCGTACTTTGACCGACCGAACCCAATCAGGTGCACCTAATGGCAATTGGCGACAACAACCTCCAGCTCGCGTCCGGCATCGACCCGCAGGTAATGGTGCCTGGAGAGGTCTACGAGCTCGCCTTCCACGTCCACAACGGGGCAGGGCAGAACTTCTCCTGGACAAACTTCACGCCCAAGATGCGCGTCGACGTGGGCACGTTGAGCACCACCTACACCGGTTCGGTGGTCAGCGCAGGGGGCGGTACCGCTGGCTTCTCGCTGACCGCCGTGCAGACGGCGACCTTCGCGTCCAACGCCTGGGGCCGCATCGTGCTCTACGCGGATCCGAACACCGGCAGCGAGAACCTGCATATCGCGACCATTGATCTTCGCACGACCAACGAGGTGATTCCGTGATCCAGAACATGATGCGTAAGGCGATGGTGGCGGCAAGTTCCGACACGTCAGCCGAAGTTCTCGTCGTCGCCGGTGGCGGTGGCGGCGGTGGCGCCACTAGCGCGTCAGGCGGCGGAGGCGGTGGTGGTGGCGGCGGTATCCAGTATTCGACGCAAACACTTGCCAGCGGAACCACCTACGCGGTCACGATTGGTGCAGGTGGCGCGGGTGCAACGAGCGCAAGAGGCAGCAACGGAAGCAACAGCGTTGTTTCAGTACTTGCGATCACCGCAACCGGCGGCGGTGGCGGCGGTCACGGAAGTTCACCAAGCTCCGGCCTAAACGGCGGCTGCGGTGGTGGTGGTGGAGCAAATGTTGGAACCGGCGGTACAGGATCGCAGGGATCTAACGGCGGAACCAAGGCGACGTATGCAAGCCCGTATTTCGGCGCGGGTGGCGGCGGTGGATCTGCTGCCGGATCGTCTGCTGGTACCGGTGGTGACGGAACAACCTATTTCGGCTCTGCCTACGCGGGTGGCGGTGGCGCTGGGCAGCTCGCGGGCGCTGGCGCAGCGGGTGGTAGCGGCGGCGGCGGCGCGGGCGGCAATCCGACCGGAACAGCCGGAACCGCTAACACCGGAGGAGGTGGTGGAGGCGCCGGAAGCGCCTATCCAACAGGCGGCGGCTCAGGCGGTGCGGGTGGTTCCGGCGTCGTAGTGATTCGATACACAGGAGTTTCCGCGGTTGCCACGGGCGGAACGATTACTACCTCTGGTGGGTACGTCTATCACACGTTCACGGAAAGCGGCAATCTGGTGATGACATGAAATACGCAGCACAAATCGTCAATGATGTCGTGGTTCAGGTGGTGGTTACGCCAACGCTCGCGTGGGTGCGTGACAACCTTGGCGGCGAGTGGATTGAATGCAAGATCGACGGCAGCATCCGTGGGTGCTATCCCGGTCCCGGCTACACGTACGATCGCGCAAACGATGTATTCGTGCCACCGCCAGAGGAGCCCGAGCCAGCATGAAGCTCGCAGCGGCCATCCTCGCGCTCTCGCTCGCCGGTTGCACCAACCACACGGCGGCGATCGCGCATTCGGCTATCGACGCCCGCCAGGCGGTGGGCGCGGCGATTGTCCACATGGACGCGGCCCGCGAGGAGCTGGACGGCCTCCAGGCGTCCATCGAGGCGGTACAGGCCCACGTCGCGTACGTGAGCGATGACGAGAATCCGATCTACGCCACGCTGAAATACGTATCGGTCGCCGGAGTCGTGATCGGCGGATTCGCCCTGGTCTACACAATCAAAAACTGGAAGCTCGTATGAACCTCGCACCTTGGCAATACACGCTCTGGCTGGTGGGCCTGATGGCCATTACCTTCGCCTC